CCGTCAGGTTTCCGCCTGCGTAGGAGAAACCGATGATCGGTGACAAATGGATGTGATTGAGTAGCGCGTTGTACGCGCGACCAAACGCACGGTTGTTCATTTCGATGTTGTACGTCTGATCGAACTCGATCATGTCCTCAGTCCACTCGAACGCCGCTGCGTAGGTCTTGATCGCCCCGAGGGACGGTGCGCCCTTGCGCAGCGTGCCGAACTGAACCTCGCCACCTTCGAACTTCTCCACGAAGATGACATCCGCCTGCAACGTGTTCTCATCGATCTGGAACACGCCACCAGGGAACGGGCCGTTGATGCGCTCGAACAGCGAGCCGTAGAGAAGTGGAATCTCTGCGAGCCCGAAAGCCACATCGACCCTGACCTTTTCGAGCAAGTCCATCGAGCCCTGTGCGGTCGTGATCATCTCGGAAATGTCAACGTCTTCCTCGAACGCGATAGCACGCAGTCCGCCTTCTGGATCGACGGCATACGCAACCATCTCGTTGATCAGAACGTCATCCGAGGCAGCCACGCCCTCGTTGATCAGGCTTCGGAGCTTTCCCCGTTCGGACTTGGGAGTGATGGTATCCCAATACCGCTCGGTGACAAATGCTCCTTCTGACGCTTTACCCACTGAAGTTCCTCCTTTCGCTTACTTGTTAGACGATGGTGCTCTGATTGGTGAGCCGAACGGCTGCGTACCCGTTCGCGTTCTTGACGATCAGCACCTTCGCCACGCCGACAACGCCTGCGCCTGCGATGACAAGGTTGGTGTCGCCCAACTTGAGGGCCGTGCCGACCGCATCCCACGCAAGGTGATCTCCGACCACCGGAGTGATGCCTACGGGGAGCTTGACTTTCCAGACGCGCTCGCTCACTTCGAGTGCGAGATCGCGCACGGTGTCACCGGCTGCGACGTTTTTCAACGCGAAGCCAGTCCACCCACTGATGCGGTACAGGTCACCGAAGTTGATCGTGCCCGCAGGCGCGACCACATCGATTGCCTTGCCGTCGGTGAGCATGTGTCCCACTGAAAAACTCCTCTCTTGATTCGGTTATAGGGCTCGGGTTGTTGGTTGTCTAGTCGTCGTCCTCGTCGCCATTGTCAGCGGGAGGATTCTTGTCGTACTCCGCGATGCGATCTGCAAGCTCCTTCTTCGTACCGGAGACAGGAAGATCGCGCGCTTTCGCCATCTCCTTCAACTCGCCCTGTTGGATCAGGTCGAGATCGTCAGGGACGCTTGTGTGCTTTCCGCCAGCGGCATCGTCACCGAAGCCCGGTGGCGGCGCAGTGACATCGGCAGTCATTGGTACTGACGCGCCGTAGTCCTCTGACAATTCGAGCGGATGGTCTTCGATGGGAACGAGTCGGCCCTTACCGGTTTCCGGATCGGGAGACGCGTATCCGGGCGGCCCGATAACTTCCGGGTTCTCGTCCAACATCTGCTGTGCCACGTCCTGATCCTCCTGTCGCATTGATGGGTTGAGAAGTTCGCTTGGCCTGTCGCTGGTTGGTGCCATCGTTCCTCCTTACACCTTCGTCCGAGTGACCTTGACGTTCGATGTGCTCTTGCCGCTGTCGTAGCGGCCGTTGTCATCGCCGCCGCCCATCTCGGCAATTTCCTTCTTCTTGTTTGCCGGTGGCGCAGCCCCGGAGAAACGACTGACAATCGCCTTGACTGTCTCGTCCTTCTCCATTGTCTCCTCCACGCGGGTCTTGAGAGCGTCGTCATCCAGGTCTTCCATCTCGTTGACCGGGATCAGACGCAGGACGGCTGCTCGCGCATCGTCGTCCTTGACCTTCGACTTCAGAAGCTCACCGACGCGTTCCTTGACATTCTTGGTCGTGATGTCGGTGAACTTTTCCTGAAGCTCGCCCACTGCTTCGAGGAGATCGACCTTCTCATCGATCCCGAGAAGTTCGCGGAGTTTTGTCATCAGCGTTCGATGCCCCTCGACTTCCTCGACTGCGGGCTCCATCTCTGCGATCTTTGCCTCGGCATCTGCCGCCCCGTCGCGCTTGATCAGTTCGACAAGGTTTGGGTTCTCGGCAGTGATTTCGGCAATGCTGACTTTCGAAAGATCAGCCACTTCTTCTGCTCCTTCCTGTTCAGCCGCAACGGTTACAAGTCGCGCTGACATTGCGGCCTTGCCTTTGCGCGACCAATCGATGCTTTCCAGTGCGAACTGCGTCACGCGCTGGATGCCTCCTTTGAGATGCTGCACGGAAGCCTTGCCCTTCCACGATGTCGAGTCCACCAACCCCATGCGCACATAGCGTCGAATGGGCTCGGGCTCGGGAAGGTTGTAGCCCTTCACGTAGAGCTTGGTCTTATCGCCCTCCTTCTTTGTCACTGCCCTCAACCACTTGGTTTGCGGTGGCGGGAAGGCATAGCGATCATCTTCGGGCCGAATGTGACCAAGGTAGCCAACCGGTTGCAGCTTGTTCACTTGCTCGGCAGCGTCTACCAAGATGTCATGCGGCCACTCGAACTTGTTGGTTGACACGCCTGATTCGATGCAGATGACCGGGAACTGTGGGTTGTCATCGCCCTGTGTCAGTTCCGCAACCAGCTTCGGATCAAGCGGCACGTAGTCCTCGACGCCCGCCTCCATCTCGGTGACAGTGACGCCATCGAGGATTATGTCATGCAGTTCAGCCATCTACTGTCCCTGCTTCAGACGCTTCCCCACTGGAACGACGGCAGGACGAATGACCGTCTTGCCCTGACTTGTAGGCGGCGTTTTGTCAGACTTCATGACGATGGCCGGATTCGGTACTGCGTCGGTTCCCGGCCCGCCCCCAACCTTCGTGCTAGTCATCTTGTCCGCGAACGGCTGTGAGAGCCCGTCTGCGGGGTTGCGCTTGATCAGCCGACGAATGCCACGTTTGCCCTCGATGCCGTTCCGCGCACGCGGTTTGAAGCCGGGACGGTCATTTCGCGTCGATGCATTTGTCAGCGTCCGGATTTTGCGATTGGCCCTCCGGAATGGATCACCTGGTCGTGCCATTTGTCACTCTCCTTTCTAACGTTTCCGGTAGGAGGAACGCTTACTGCCACCTTTGATCTCTGTGTCGATCCCCGGTGGCTCCGAGCCCTTCTTCGGCCCGGTGAGAGCCGTCGTCGTCCTAAGACGACGGCTCTTTGGGTACAGCTTGTTCGTCTTGACAATTTGCGGCATCAGGCGGCTCCTGGCCTCTTGTGGATTTCCTTCGCGTATGCGTCGATCACGCGACGGTGAACGATGCGCTGCCCCCGAGAAACGATCTCGCGTCCGTAAGGAGCAATCACACGTTTCTTGACAATTCTCTGCGCCACTAGCGCCTCCTTCGCACTCGTTTGCGACCGCGAGCAGCCGCAAGCTGCTTCGGGCTACGCATTCCTCTGCGCGCGAGCCCGTACCTTCGTCGCTTGACTGACTTTTTCATCCGAATGGATCTCGGCCGTCCTCGCCTCATTCGTTTGCCCCGCCGCCATTCTGCCCGCTGATCGCTGGCTTTTTGTCACCACTGCCATTGCCGTTTTTACTGAACGCTGCGGTGAGCTTTGCTAGCTCAGCATCGATGTCAAGGTTGCCCTCCGCGTCGGCAGCTTCCTGCGACGGGCCTTTCATGCGCCGGAAGAACCGACCAAAGATCGAGCGAAGCATCTCGCGTGATGTGTTCTCACTGACAAGTTTGCGCTGTAGGAGAACTTCGAGCGCCATGACGGTTTGCTGTAGCGCCTGCGCCATGTCAACCAGCGCCTCGGGCCTGATCTCCTCCCAAAAGACTTTGGCAAGTTGCGGACGCCGGTTGTTGATCACCTGATGCATCTTGATCAACATTTGAATGTCAGCCTGGAACGCATTTCGCTTGCGCTCGATCTTCTTCTCGAACGCTAGGAAGCGCGCATTACCTGCCGCAGACGCAGCGCCACCTGCCTCGGTGCGCATGAAGAACTCCTCGGGCATCTCGGCGGCAACAGAGATGCAATCGATCAGGAATTCGAGAAGCGTCTTCGAATCACCGAGCACCGACTTGACCTCGATGTACTCAATGTCATCATCGGCTGCTGTAATCAATACCTCGCGGCCTTCCCATCGAATCGTTCCGCCCGGTATGACCTGCCCCTCCTCGTCCACAGTTGTCGGGAAGTTGTTGCGAAGGAAGCTTGGAATGTCAGCGACCGCCAGTTTGATCTTTGGCGCGCTGTGATACTTGTGCGATTTCAGTGCTTGCAAGAGCACTTCGTGGAACGCCCTGATCAACGGGTAGACAGCCTCGTAGTCGCTCTGTCCGCCTGACAAGGTTGAGTCGTACTCATTCCAGACTTCATGGACAGGAACGAAGTCGTAGGGATTGTCACGCGCCCAATCCGCTAGCCACACCGCGTCTGTCTTGTCGTAGTAGCGATAGCTAGACGCTGTGATGACTTCCCAAATTTCGTGCTCCTTCGTTTGCGGCTTCTGACCACGCGGAGGATCGCCAGTCTTGCTGACATCTACGGCATCGTCAGGGAAGTCCACCGTATAGACGATGACGGCGCGCTCAACCACTTTCGGATCGCGCGGGTCATAGACGATTGTCGCGCGCTCGGGGTCGATGATCGAGATACAGCAACTTTCACGTTCCTCCTGAGTGACAAGTGGCGTCATTTCAGGTTGCCACATGCGCACGACGGTTTTGCTGTCGCGCATCGCATTCCGGTACATCTCCTGCAGCACCGGCTTCCAGACCTTCTGGATCGAGTCGTTCAGTTCATTGTCACGCTCCTCGTCTTCGATGCTGACCGTGGGCATGCCAATGAACTCGACGCAACGGTCGATGATCGGTCGGCAGAAACCGCCGCCAAGGAAAACCTCCTCGCCATCGTTCCGGTATAGCTGCCGCGCGAGATCGAGGTTGATCCTGGTTTTGTCAAAGATCGGAGCCCGCGTCCACCTATCGCTGTTCGTCCACTTGAAGATCGAACGCAGCCCGCCCGTTGACCAACTAGGAACCATCATCTCCGCGACGAATGTCAGTGGCCCTTTCACTCCGCCCCTTTCGATTCCTCAACCAACTCGTCCATTTCACCAGCCAGCGCAGCCAGCTTCTCTTGCGTTTCCATCGGCATGCCTTCGAGCTTGTCGAAGAACTCCGGTGAAAATTCATGCTGCGTTGTCGCTTCGGTACTGGCTTTGCTTTCTGACTTGTTGACCTTGACAATTCCGACAAGACCGAGCCCTTCGAGGATCGCCTTCAACTGATCGCTCCCGCGCGTTGGATCACGCGCGACTTCCAGAAGATGCTGGACAAGTTCCAACTGCGCGCTCTTGAGGAATTCGATTGCGCCTTCAAGCGTGTCGGCACGTACTTGTTCCACGCGCGTGTGCATTTCCGGGTCTTCGAACCAATGCTTGACAATCGAAGTCGTGACACGCACCACATCGCTGATCTTGCGATAGGAAAGTCCTGCCGCTTTGAGGAACACCGCGCGATCCTTCATCCACTGAAGGTCACTGGCATCAATCAACTTCTCGTTTTCAGTCTTGCGCGCCTTACGCTGCGATGACATTTCCGCTCCTCTCGAAAAGCTCTGCCTGCTGAGGCGACAAGGCGACGTAGGGTTCCTTCTCGGTTGCGATCATCTCGAACATGTCAGCGTGATGCCAATGATCCGGCTTCTTGTTCTTCTTCCACCGATAGATCAGCCGGTCGCTTTTGTCATACTCCGGAGCGCGCACTTGCTGAATCATCTGATGGTAGAACCCGTTGTAGTTGAGCCTCGGCATGTGCTCACCTAGCTCACGCGCGTTTGCCGTCAAGACCACGTTCCCGTCCATGTAGGTCTTGATGACGTGATCGAACGCGGCGGTGCGGTCGATGTTGACTTTCGCAACCTCGCCACGCTTGACAGGTGAGAAGACAGCCATCTCTGCTTGCGCCGGTCGATCCTCCTCGAAGCCAACAAAGACACGGCCCGGATACTTCTTTGACAATTCCTGCGCCATCGTCTTCTCAGGCACAGCGTCGATCACGCATGTGAACGACCCGAGACTAGCGAGCCACTCATCAAGTTGCGCCCAATGGGTTTTGTCACCTTTCTGGCCGAGGAGCTTCAACTGCCAGAGCACCCGCTTGCCGCCCTTGATGTAACTCGCCTTGACGTGCAGAAAGTTGCCGACATCGACGCCGATGTAAACCGGCCCTGCCGGTATCCCGCCTTCTGTGTGACCGTTCATTCGGCATTTGTCAAGCAAGTCCGGCGTGAACTGATCCCCGGCTGCGACGAAAGGCATGCCCTGATTGTTGTTGTGCCACGCTCGAAGTTTCTCGCCGTCGCGCTGACCCTTGAAGTAGTTGGTCATGAACGACTTTTCGCCTGCGATGGGCTTCGTTGGCGAATTGAGTTGGTTGATGTGATAGCCGCGTTTGTTCG